TAGCAAACTATGAAGGGTTTGCAGGTAATGGAGATATTCTATCTAAGTTTGGCGTTCAGTCAACAGACCAGATTACTCTGATAATCTCAAAGGAAAGATATGAGGACTTTACTTCCCCATTCTTACAAGGAGAAGATGTCATAGTATCATCGAGACCACAGGAAGGAGACTTAATTTATCTTCCTCTCGATAATACTATCTTCGAGATCAAATACGTAGAAGCGAAGAAACCATTCTATCAACTGAATAAGTTATTCGTCTATCAGTTGAGTTGTGAAGTCTTCGATGCTGCACTCGATGAACAGGTCATTACTGGAATCGAAGAAGTCGATCAGGCAGTATCCGACTTTATCTTCACCACCAAAATTACAATGGTTGGTCTTGATGCTCAGCAGGCAACAGCAACTATTCAACTTGCGAAAGACCTTGGTGGTGGTCCAAGCGATCTTGCTGTAAGCAAGATTGACCTTGTTAATGATGGAACAGGATACACACTTCCACCAATCATTGGTATTCAGACTGCACCTGGTGGTGGTATCAATGCTTCTGCTGTTGCACTCATGACCCAGAGAACTGGTCAAGTGGGTCAGTCAATTGATAGTATTCAAATCACCAATCCAGGACTTGGATATACATTACCACCAACAATTACAATCCGTCCTCAGAACAATGATGGCACTGGTGGCATTGCAACTGCAATTCTAACCGAAGGTGCTCTTGGACTTCCAAACATTACATTTGCTGGTGTTGGATATGGCGTCACACCAACAGTTGCAATTACAACAGCACCTTCAGGTGGAACTAATGCTTCTGCTGTAGTTATTGTTGATGCTAATGAAAGAGTTAGTTCTATCCGATACACTAATGCTGGTGCAGGATACACATTGGCACCAAACGTCACCATACAGGTCCCTGCGACCGGAATCAACTCCTCTAACTATTTGCCTGGAGAACTTGTCAGAGGCGTCTCTACGGGCACCACAGCGTATGTTCACAAGTGGGATTCTGACATTAATGTATTAGAAATTACAAATGCTTCTAGTAATTTTGCACTTGGAGAAATCATTGTAGGTATTGGAACTACTCAACTTGGATCTGATGCTGCTAGAAGAATTGAAGCAATTTCTGATCAGGATGAGTTTGATGAATTTGCAGATAATATTGAAATAGAGTCAGAAGCAGACACCATTCTTGACTTTACAGAGAAGAACCCATTTGGAGAGATCTAAATAGTTAGTATAGGCAAACCATGGTGTCATGTTAGGACAGTATTATTATCATGAGATTATACGAAAGACTATCATATCTTTCGGTACTCTTTTCAACAGCATTGAACTCCGGCACACGAAGCAGGACGGATCTGAGTTTTCGACTGTAAAGGTTCCGATTGCATATGGTCCTTCTGAGAAGTTCATTGCAAGACTAGAGCAAAAACCTGACCCGAGAAGAAGAGTATCGATAACTCTTCCCAGGTTAGCATTTGAATTGTCAAGCATTCAGTATGATGCTACTAGAAAGGTTTCTACGATGCAAACCTTTAAAGCATTTACTAAAGACGGAACTAAGACAGCAAGAAAAGTCTTCATGCCTGTTCCATACAATCTAGGTTTTAGATTGTCAATCATGACTCAATATAATGAAGATGCGATGCAGATCATCGAGCAGATTCTTCCTATATTCCAACCAGCATTCAATGTAACAGTTGACTTAGTAGATGCAATTGGTGAGAAGAGAGACGTACCACTGGTTCTAGAAAATATCAATTTCCAAGATAACTATACTTCTGGGTATGAAGAGAAGAGAGTTATCGTTCACGACTTACAGTTTACAGCAAAGACATATCTGTTTGGTGCAATTGCTGATAACAGTGAAGGACTTATCAGAAAGGTTCAGGTCGATTATCATACAACCACAAATACCAAGACTGCAAAGAGAGAACTCAGGTACGTTGCTGAACCTAGAGCACTCAAAGATTACAATGATGATAATACAACCACTCTTGCTGAGGACATTGATGCAGAACAGACCAAGTTCTTAGTCTCCAATGCAACGAGTCTCTTTGTCGATGGTTATATCTACATTGGCAAGGAACTTATACAGATTAGAGAAATCAGCAATGAAACACTCTTAGTGTATAGAGGAGTTGATGGAACTCAGGCAGATAGTCACATTAAAGGAGTATCCATTGATGCAGTCACCAAGGCAGATGATGATCTGGTCGAACCTGGTGATGACTTCGGATTCAGTGAAGAACGATTTGACTTCGGTGATTTTAAAACTTATAGTCCAACTAAGGGTACAGATGTATGAGTGACCAATTTGACAGTATAAACGATACCTTGGACATTGAAGTTCAGGCAGGAGAAATCGTAAAAGAGACCAAGAAAGAACTCAAGAAAATCAGTGGTCAAGAAGACCACCTTAAAGATTATGAGTATACTCGTGGTAACCTGTATTCTTTAATTGAGAAGGGACAGGAAGCAATCAACGGTATCCTTGAATTAGCACAAGAAGGTCAACAACCTAGGTCATATGAAGTTGTCGGACAACTTATCAAGAGCGTTGGTGATGTATCCGATAAGTTACTTGATCTTCAACAGAAGATGAAGGATCTAAATAAAGAGGAGAAGTCATCTTCTCCAACAACGGTAAACAATGCATTGTTTGTTGGTTCAACTGCTGAACTACAAAAACTGCTCAAGGATGGATTCAAAAAGGAATGAAATCATACAAACAATTCCAACAAAATATCCAAGAGATTGATCAAAACCTGATGGGTCCTGGTCTTGGTCTCGCTAGCGGTTTGAGTAGAGCTGCTTCCCAGGCAATCGGTGGTCTTTCTAGACTTGCTGCTGGTGCTTCTGGATCTTCAGCAATTCGTAAACCCAAACTTAAATTCAAAGGTCCCGGTGGAGATCCATCTGGGTCAGGTTTAGGTCAAGCACAGCAAAAGAGTAAGTAATCATGCCAGCAGTATCTAAAGCACAACAAAGATTCATGGGTATGGTCCGTGCCACCCAGAAAGGTGAG